GAATGTATTCCTTTGTTATCTCTTCTTATTGGTTTGTTGTTTCTTATTAACCTTTTTCCTTCTACCTTAAAATATGAAGTCCTGTAAAAATCAAAACCATAACAATCTATTGAAGCAGGATTAAAGCTCGCCACATGTAGTATGCATAATGTACCCATAAGGGGAAAGCTTTTTAATTTTGTTTCTGCATCTTTTATGAAGTCTTCGGAGATTTTAACACATTTTACTCCTAACGATCTCATGAAAATATATTTATCTAATTTTTGTCTAGTTATTGCTCTCGCAATCACTAAGAAATTTTCTTTAGCCATTGCGTGAATTTGTCTTGGTTTGGTTCTGTTTACGTTTAAGCCGTGATAAACTATATCTGTTCTTTTAAACTCTTTTTCTTTTATATTAATCCAGTGGTGGTTTAATTTTATTACTAAATCATATTCATCTAAGTTTACTTTATTTTCCCGCATTTTATCGAAGACCTTTTTTGAGGGTCCTATAATGATTACTTTTTTGCCAGAAAAAAGATTTGGGAAAATTGTTTCCATTACCTACTGACAGCTCTCACATGTCCCCCCGTTTTTCATGGCCTCAATACTGCAAGCTGATGCTTCTTGAGTTTTGCTTTCTTCTCCTGTAGATTTTTCTACTTTTGTTGCGGCTCTATTTCTTAAATAGTACGTTGTTTTAAGACCATGCTCCCAGCTTGAAAAATATATATCATTTAAATACTTAAGTGATGTTGTCTTGTTGTACAGATTGAAACTTATCGCTTGATCTACCCACTTTTGCCTTTCTGCGTTTACTTCTATTAGCTTAAACATGTCTCTGTCAAATGCTGTTTTATATTTTTCTTTAAGGTCTTCTGGTATTGATCCATTTAGTAAAGATAGATCTCCGTCTGCTTGCTTGACTAGCCCTGCCACTTCTTGGTTCCATAACCCTCTATCCTTCATGTCTTTAACGAAATGTTCATTTGTTATGAAGAAGTTTCCACTTTTATTTTCATAAACAAAAAGCACAGAAAAATTGGGCTCAATGCTTTGTTCGACTCCATTAATGTAACCAATTGTTGCTGTAGGTGCAATCGCCATAACGTTTGAGTTTCTCATGCCGAACTCATTAACATGAGTTCTTACTTTTTGCCATTCTTCAAGCGTTTGACCTTTTCCTGTAAGGGGTTTGCCTGTGGCAGACTGTTCTGGTACTTTTTGCTTACCCCGATAAACCATCAAATTGTTATAAGAATCAATTGGGAAAATGCCTTGGCTCCAAAGGGAACCTTCATACGTTTCATATTTTCCTTTTTCTTGTGCTAAAATCGAGCTCGCATAAATTGCGTGGCAAGAATAGAACTCAAAAATTTTGCTACTGAAAGATTTAGCTTCTTCGCTGTCAATTTGTATGTTTAGTACATGCATAACATCATGAGTTGACATCATTCCTAGTCCAATGGGCCTATTTCTAAGGTTTGAGTTTCTCGCCTCCTCTGTAGGGTAGAAATTTAAATCAATGACATTATCTAGAATCCTGATTGCTGTATGAATTGTTTTTTTTAGTTTTTTATAATCAATGTCTTTTCTTGATTTATTTAAATGATTTAATAGATTGATTGATCCTAAATTGCAGACTGCTGTTTCGCCAATTTTTGTTTTTTTACCTTTGTCGTATTGAGAGGGTTTTGTATGTAGGGTTATTTCTGTGCAAAGGTTGCTGCTTCTTACTGCTCCTTCATGCTGATTTGTGTATCTTATATTACAAGGGTCTTTAAATGTATTCCATGGATGCGAGGTCTCAAATAAAACCTTTAGCATTTTTTTCCAAAGGTCTTTGGCTGGAATTTTTCTAAAATTTGTTATAGCTCCTTTTTCTGCAAAATCTATAAGGTCATTATATGCTTGATCAAAGTCGGTTCCGTAGAGTTCGTGAAGCTCTGTTCCGTCTGGGAATTTTGTTTCATGAGGATCAAACATGTACCAGTCTTTTTCTTCTTTAACTCTTCTCATGAACTCATCTGGAATCCAAGAAGCAGTGTTCATGTCATGACAGCGAAGTCTATCATCGCCTGTATTTTTTCTTAAATTTAAAAATTCTTCGAAGTCTAGATGCCATGGCTCTAGGTATGCACAGCCCGCTCCTGGGCGTTTACCCCCCTGATTTACTGCAACAAGTAGGTCGTTGTAGATTTTTAGCCATGGGACTAGGCCGCTTGAAATCCCATTAGTGCCTTTAATGTTAGATCCTGTTGATCTGAAAGGTGTTACATCTAGACCTAACCCTCCTGCATACTTTGATTTTCTCGCTTCTTGCCAAGCTCCATCAAAAATACCGTCAATCGAGTCATCAAAAGTATTTAAATAGCAAGAGCTTAATTGAGACCTTACTGTTCCGCTGTTAAATAACGTGGGCGTAGAAGGGGTATACAGCATTTCGCTAAAAAGGTTGTAAAACTCTACTGCTTTTTCGTTTTTATTTTCCTCGTTGATCGATAGTCCCATTGCTACCCTCATCCAGAAGGCCTGCGGAGACTCCATAACCTTTCCTTCTTCTCTTAAAAAGTATCTGTCGTACAGGATTTGTATTCCTAGGTATTTAAATTTTTTATCTCTTTCTGGTTTTAGATGTTCTGAGATTTCTTTGAGGTCAAATTCTAGTAATTTAGGACTTAGCCTTTCGGATTTAACTAGCTTTTTTATATTCTGCACAAAGACCTTTTTGTACTGCAATTCAAAAACATCTGAGTCTACTCCCTCTCTGAAAGTTTCTTTGTATAAATTATTTAACAATAATCTCGCCGCCGCAAAAGAATAGTTTGGCTCTTTTTCAATTTTTTGCCTCGCTGAAAAAATAAGCGCCGAATCAAGCTCTTGAGTGGTAATCTTATTAAAGAGTTGTAACTGCGCATCTAGAACTATTTCGCTTGCCGAAACCTCCTCGATTCCCTCGCAGGCTCTTTCTGCGCTTGCGTTAATTTTTTGTACGTTAAAGTCTTCTAGTCTTCCGTTTCTTTTTTTGACTTTTAGTTCTTCCATGTTTTGTTTTTACACCAAGTTTTTTGTGTTTTTAAAAGATGTTATAATTGTTGTAATAAAGTTATTATATACTATATTTTTGTGTAGCGCAAGTATATTCAATACTTGTTGATAACTTAATTCGATGAAAGGTTTTTATACTTACTTAAATCTTGAAATACTTTCCCTATCATATGGTCTTCGCAGCCAGCAAGATACGTTTGATATTCGTCAACATACTTGTCGCAATTATTTAAAACTTCAGCAAAATTAAAAGATATTGAATAGGGTTTCCATGTTGAGTAAAAAACTGTATCATCGAAATGGCTAGGGTTAATGTTTAGATTTCTTTTTTTTGCCCAAGACTTAAAATTTTTAGCTGAAATTCTTGCAAGGCCACTTGAGATGTTGGTATAGTCTTTTATCGCTTTATTTCTATAGTGGGGTTTTAGCCTGCTTCTTCTTAGGCAATTTTTTGATCCAAAGTAGTCTATATTTTTTGAGAGGTTTACTATCTCTGGCCTTACAAGTTTATTGCTATCAATCTTGTGCCACCTTTTAAATGTAAAATTCTCAAAACACATTTTGTTAGCTAGAAATGTTTTCTCGCATAAGTTGTCATAAGACTCCTTACAGCTTAAATGTAATCTTTTTATATTTTTGTATGGTTTTGTGTCTTGTATTTCGTTTGTTCTTTTTCCTCCGTATACTTCTAGGATAAGATCTTTTTGGGAAACCTTAGTTGAAAAAAAATGCGTAGATAGCTGCTCTTTTGCTAGATTTTTTTCTTGTTCCGTGGTGAAGATGCAAAATATATTTTCGAACTTCATTATGAGTTTAAATTTGCAAACAACCTTAAATCGTTAAATATTCTACCAACCATATGATCTTCGCATCCCCCTAGTTTTTCTGTATACATTTTTTCGTATTGAGCTCCTCCTTCTGCGATCATTTTTGCTAGCTTATGTGAAACAAAATACGGCTTCCATGAGGAATAATATATCTCTTTATAGAACCATGGATCAACTTGTATTTTTTTTCCTGAAGCCCAGCGTTTGAAAAATCTTTTATCAGATTTTTTTATACCCTCGAATATTAATTCAGGTGGATTTATCGGCCAGTCTTTTCTGACCTTAAACATCTTCGAGTATTTTCTGCCTCTTTTTTTATTGTTATAGCAACCGCCGTAATCTTTACTGGTGTTGAACTTGTAAAAATCTGGGATTAATTTTGTATCATCTCCTTTGTGTAGCGTTTTAAATTTTAAATTTTTAACCAAGAACTGAATTGCTTTGTAAGTTTTTAGTGCGAGCAGTCCGTACTCTTCTTTTACTGAAATGTGTAGTTCTTTTATTTTTTCTTCTCTGTTTTTAAGGTGAGTTTTCTTGGCGCCTCCGTATGCTAAAATTAATATATTTGATTTTCCTCTTAGGAATTCTTTGGTTTTTTTACTTTCAATATGTTGTTTTATTAGATGTTCGTTTTCTTTTGTTGTTGTAATTAGCAATATGTTTCTGTATTGATTATTTTGCGTATTCATGCCATATACTTTCTACTTCTTTATATAGTAGTTTGTTTTTATATTCCTTCCATGGTTTTTCTCCTACATAATGTAAAATTTTTGCATCTTCAATATTGACCTCATCGTTTTCAGTCATTCTTTTGGTAAAATTGTATTGCCATGGAAGTTTTGTTATTTTGTTTTTAAAAAACATGTTTATGATTTGCTGGTCATAATATGGGGTTACTGGATGATCGGTAAGTTTTCTGTATATATTTTCTGTTCTATATGTTTTATTTAATAAAACTAGGCCTCCATTGAATGTTCCTCCTGCTTTTTTTGGGCAATGCCATCCGTGTCCTTTTGTCCATCCTTGTACCATAGCTATATCTTCGTCGTAGCTAAATAGTTCTGATATGTTTTTTTTCACAATCATGTCTCCGCAGTCAATAGATATAACTAGGTCATAATCTTCTATTGAGAAAGGTCTTAATTTATGAAATGCAGCCTGTCCTATTTTTGTTTGCCCTGATTTAAAATGACTTGGCGCTTCTAGCGGTTCTAACCATGTTATTTTTGGATAGTATGATTCGCAATATTTTTTATCCTCATCCGTTAGATCTATATTTGTAATCAAGAAATCAACAGGTATGACTTTAAGCCATTGATTGCTTTGCATTAAGGAGTTGCAAAATGCCTTAAATCCTATTACGAAATTTCTATCCAGTATTGAATACAAGCATTTAGATTTCATCTTTGTTCCAGTGAGGACAACCTTTGTAAAATTCTTCTGTTATAGAGTCTTCATCTTGCGCAGCTTTTTTTGCTGCATCTTCCGTGAAGTGGCAGGATATTGTTTTCCCTTCTTTAGATTTTATCCTCCAGTATTTATATGAAAATTTATGAGGACAATGCCACATTTTGTTTCCATCTTTTTTTAATTGCCCTGGGTATTTTGCAAAACCGCAAGAAAGCGGTCCTCCGAAACTGCCATCTTTGGGGTACTCTTGTTTTGCTGCTAAATTAGATTCTGCATCGCTTAATGTAAATTCATCAACGATAGATTGAATTTCAGTTAAAAATATTTCAAACCCATCTAGCTCTTCATCTGAGATCTCTGCCATTTCAACAACCCCTTCTCCTTTGTTTCCTAGCATGTCTTTTTCTAGATCAAACTTAAGAAATAAAAATTCTGACTGCCTTGACATAAATTCGGGGTATATTTTCTTTACCGCAAGGCTATACATTAAGTCTTGCAGGTTGTCCGTCTTCTCTTTCCCGCTAAATACTTTTTTGCTAGTTTTAAAGTCTCTAATTAAAGCTTTGCTTTTTTTCTTATAAAGGAATAATTTATCTATAAATCCCCTGATGTGGTATTTTTTTTCGTCTTCATCGACCATGATATTAAAAGCTTCTTCTGAGACTGCCTTTGTTGGTCTTCCTTGCTCTGTTCCAAAGAAATCATATTTTATTCCATTCAATATCATTTCGTTAATTAGGTTTAGGTTTTCTAGGTCGTAAACCTTTAGTTTTTTTGCGTGAATTAGCACTAGCCTTTTTACCGCCTTGCTTTTCCATGTGCTGTTTCCTTTTAGTATTTTATTGTAATGTTTTTTATGTCTGGGGTTCCCTAGGCATTCAAATACTAAATGGCAAATTGTCCCTCTGTTCGCCCCGTCGTTTGAGTCTTCGGGTAATTTAAGGTGGTACTTTGCCCAATAAAGCCACGAGCAGGACTGTAAAGTTTTAACTTTACTTGCAGATAATGGAGAGCTTTCTTTATTCATTTAGCAGTTTTATTTTGCTGTATAAATTTTTTGATATTTTTTTATCTGCAAATAATGATTTTGCTGTAGTTTTTATGTCTTCTCTTTGGTCTTTGTTTAGGATATTTTCTAACTTTTTCTTCCAGGTATTATAGTCTTCCTTGCGCATATCTCCAAAATCGTTTTTGGTTGGTAAGCATATTTTTATTTTTTTACTGTCAAAAAAGCTTAATAGTTTTAGGTAGTTTTTTATTGCTGCGTTTAGCCCTCTATTTTCTTTGCTTGCGCAGTCATTGTTGGAGCTTAGTATTATTGTTTTTGGGCTTATCTCTACCAAGCAGCTTATTAAAGATGGAGATACTTCGAGGCCGAAAGTTACGAGGGTATTAAGTTTGGAGTTCTGGTGTAGTGATAGAAAGTCACCTATACTTTCTACTAAGACAACATCCCTGTTATTCCATAGTTCTGGCTTATAAAAGCAGGGGTGGTAATATGGATAGCACCATTTTGTTTTTTTTCCTATATGTTTCCATTTTGGCCTACCCTCTTTATCCATCATGTCTCTGCCAGCAAAGCCGATAATGAACCCACTAGAATTAAAAACAGGGAAGACAAACCTTTGATACATTTGACCCTGAGTAGATAGGCCTCCTTTTAATTTTTTAAGTATATCTCTTGATATGCCCCTGTCTTCATAAAATTTGTAATGTGGCAGGAGTTTTTCTAACTCTTCTTCTTCATATATTTCTTCTAAGTCTGCCTTTTTTGGTTCTATCTTTTTCTCTATAGAATCATAGTTTGTATCTTTTAGTATCTTGCCTGCAGTTTGCTCGTCTGCACTTTTTTCAACTAAAGCTTTAAAGGGGAGGAAGCCTGTTTCTGCTACATAGTCTTTCCATACTCCAGTGTTTTTATAGATCTGTAGAGCTGTTCGATTGTCTCCGTCCCTGTAAACGGCATTGCATTGCCAATAATCCCCTCGATCATCTAGATCGTAACCTAGGTCAACTAGTACCGACTCTATGTCTAGTTCGCTCATTAAGAAAGAAGGTCTGGTATTGATTGTTCTCCATCCTCTAGGACGTTTACGTTTTCAAAGTTTAGATAATCTACCATATCTTGTAGGTCTCCCTTGTCTTCTATATTAAAGTTATCCACGTCTAAATTAATATAATTTTTCTTTTTAGATCCGTCTGGCATCTCTACTTCGTTGACTGCTCTTTGAGCCTGTTCTCCTAAATGTCTATTTTTGAAGCATATTAATTTATGTGTTCCAAAGCCTTCTGGGTCTTCCGCAATTTCATCTAAAGTTTTTTTCCTTAAAACAAATAGGTGGGAACTAAAGTGGGTTATTTGGTCTGATAGGGATACAATACTTTCATCATCTACAACATTGTCTGAGTTTCTGTTGTTTGTTATTCCTAGTCTATTACTTTGTACGCTAGTTAACATTCCTACCACGGGCCCCTCGTCAAAGCAAATTTCTTCTGCTATAAAGTTCTTAAACTTGGTTACCATATCGCCTACTAGTTGCCAGTGGGAAAGGTTGTTGTTATTTTTTTCAGAAGTTGTTTTTATGTAATCAAAACTAAAAATCATTTTATTCCCTCTGCCTACCTTAGAGTAGTAGAATCTTCTCATTACGTTAATCATTTGATCAACACTTAATCCTGCAACATTATAGTAGTATAGCTTCATGTTTTTTATTTTAGGCCATACTTCTCTAACTTTTTTGACAAAAGCTTCGTTCCTTCTCCAGTTTCCTGTTTCTAAATAATACATTGGTACTCCTGAAAGTGCCGCGCACTGCCTCATTAAAAGTTCTTCCTTGCTCATTTCCCCGTTATCAAAATGTAAAACTGGGACATTTCCGTACTGCAAAGAAACTTTGGTACAGTAATCTAAGCAGAAGGTTGTCTTTCCTACTCCAGAGCGAGAAACTATTACTGTTATGTTTCCTGGCCTGAGTAATGATCCGTACATTGCATTGATTGACTTGTGAGGGCCCATCATACCGAATTCTGTTTGAGGGTTATTTCCCCTCTCTTCGATTATATCCTCCATGTCTTCAAAAATATTCTCTGGACTATTTTTGTTGGCGAACATTGAGGATATGTTCTTGTTGAAAGCCGCATCTGCTGTATCTATAATCTCCTCAAAAGACGCAGACGATTTCATTTTTTTCATTTGAGATGCTACTTGCACTGCCTGTGTTGAAATATTCTGCCTGATGCTTAATTTTTTTAAGTCTTTAGCTGTTTGGAGAATACTTTCTTTTCCTACCATTCTCATTGAGAGCGACTTTAAGTAATCAAACACGTTGACGTTTTCGTCAAATGAAATATTCAGCTCTCTGATTCTTTGAGAAATAATGACATCATCTATTGATTCTCCTGCCTCAAGAGCTTGCTTTATGATTTTAAAAATTGTTTTGTTTACTTCTCCGTTTGCCCTAAAGTCAGATTCTTCAATTAGGTTGGAGATTTCAAAAAACGATTCTGGGTGTTTTATTACCCCAGAGAGAAGGTGTTGTTCGAGTTCGTGAGAATATATCATATTAATATGATTAAATCATATCATATGATGGTGTTGTTGTCAAACTTATTCTTCTCCAAATTCCATTGGCCCTTCGGTCTCTTCCATGTCTATTAGGAATTTTTCTAAAGCCTTTCTGAGCCCTAAATCTATAATTTGGCTTTCTGCTTTGTGCATAATCATTACTTGGCCCTGCTGGTTGACGTATGCCAGGCAAAAGCCTCTGTCTGACGGGCTTGATCCCGTAAAATCATAAAGCCTTCTTACGAAGGTTTCTGGTATTGTGAAGTCTGCAATATCTTTATCTGGATCAAATTCAGGTTCTTCGCTATTATTCATGGTAATATGTTATACACATCTATTTATATTAAAGTCACTCCGTGTTTTTTAAATAAACTTTCAGAAATCTTGTCGTCGTAATATATTTCTACTAATTTTATATTATTAATCTCGCAAAACTCTAGCTTTAGCTTATCCCTCCTTAATTGATCTATGTAGTTTATTTTATTTTTACCATGAAAAAAAGGGGTGTACTTGGTGTGTTGTTGTCCTTGTACCTCTATGGCTATGCCATCATTGGCGTTAAATATATCAAGAGAGAGTTTCGTTCCCGCTACTGGAAACTCTTCGAACACAACCTTTCTTGACCAAAAATTTTTTAAAAATTGCTTTGCTTGGAATTGTATCTTGCTTCTGCTTTTGCCATCCCAATCGATTAGGTATTTTTTGGGAGTTTGTATTGTTCTGACGCTGCCTGTTAGGGTCTTAAACTTCATGAATCTCCATCAAATTGATTGCGAATTAAGCTTAGTAGGAAGTTTTTGCACTTTTCATCTTCTTCTATAAGTTTTATCAACTTCGGTTCGCCTTGTATTTTTTCTGGGAACTCTATTTTTGCTTTCGCTGCAAGCTCTATAAGCTCTTCGTCAAAACTGATCCATGCTCCCTTTTGTTCGATGAATCCCCAAAGTCGCAGCATGTCTATAATTTCTCTTTCTACCCAAACGCTTTTACCGTCTGACATTCCGTAACGAATAGGATATCTTACTGTTGCTCCAGTTTTTTCATTAATACTTTTTCTAAATTTAATTTTGCAAACGTGTCCAATTGGATTTCCTTTATCTTCGATTCTTGATGCTGATGGATTTTCCCACATTATATCATTTGTATATCTTTCTTCGAATTCAAAAATATAATTTGCATAATGTTTGACTGCATTACCTCCTGCTTGTTTGACTTTTGGGCCGCCCCTAGAAGCATAAGGGTTTGATGAAACCTCTACCCTTACCTGAGAGGTTAAGACCATGATATGGTTTGATTTCATAATTGGTAGCACCATCTTTTTTAAGAAAACTGATGTTATTAGCGCGCCTCCTGCGACTTGTTCGCTGTCTGCAAAGGGTTTGTCGTAGTCATTTTCTCTGCACAAGGCATCAACGCTGTCAATAATAAAGAAGAATTTCTTATTCTCTTTATTGTCGTTTACTAGCATTCTTATTAGTTCAAAAACTTTTTCAAAAACATTACAATCAAAAACAAAAAACCTTTCCTTAGAGGTGTCTATGCCTGACCTTTTGAGGGACTCTGGCCCTAGCCTTCCCTCGCTTCTTATATAAATGACCATCGCATCCTTTCCAAAGTGATCTTGAAAGTTTTTTGCGAACATTAGTGCGCAACTGGTCTTACCTCCTTCGTTTATTCCTGTAAACCTGTGAACTCCTGCGGGGAGTCCGCCGTCTAAGGCTAAATCTAAGTTTAAACTGCCGCTAGGAATCTTGTAATCCAGTTCTTCGTAATGATTGAAATGAAATTTCTTATTATCTTTATTGTTTAAAAATACTTCTATTTGTTCTACTGTATCACTCATCATAAAAATCCTTAATTGTCCTCTTTTTCTTTGTTAGTTTTAAATCTTCTCCCACTTTTTCTCCCAGCTTTACTCTATTGCCTTTTGGTGGTTTATAATTATATTCGTTGAACTTTCTAATTAAATATTTTTTACCATAAGGGCTAATGAAATAAGCTAGGCTATCATATTTTTTTTCAAAAATAAACTTTTGCCAAAAGGATTGATCTGAAAACTCCGACATTAATGAGTTTAGCATTTTCATTTCTCTGGCCCAAAATGGCCGCTTTTGGGTTTTTGGTATTACGAGTATCCTTTGTAGGATTTCTCTCTTGTTTAATTTTGACACTAAATTAGTGTATCACAGTTTTTTAATAAAGTCAATATAATTAAGGGCCTATGTATCTCCCTAGTGTGTTGAGTTTTTTAGGTTTGGGTTTAGGCTCTGGTTGAGGTTCTGGCTCTGGCTCTGGTTGAGGCTCTGGCTCTGGTTGAGGTTCTGGCTCTGGCTCTGGTTGAGGTTCTGGCTCTGGTTGAGGTTCTGGCTCTGGCTCTGGTTGAGGCTCTGGCTCTGGTTGAGGTTCTGGCTCTGGCTCTGGTTGAGGTTCTGGCTCTG